GTATTATGGGTGAGGTTGTTAAACCTACTACTGTTATAGGTGATATACAGAATTTTGCTTGGAAAGGTGCAGAATATTCTTTACAAACAAGTGAAGAAGAAATAAATGGGTTGCGTGATGAGTTAGCTCCTTTTACACAGGCATTAGAAGATGGTAATCTACTTCACAAGATTGCAATATCTAATAGAGAAAGAGGTATGGTACACTTGTTAAATGAAGTTATGGGAGATGACCCTGCTTTAATGCAAAAGCAAAGACAGTATATGGACAATTATAATGAGATGCAACCTCATTTTACCAAGGTTAAAGATAAGATTTACAAAGTAC